CCGAACAATGTTTCTTGGGTGTCGATTGTCGTTCGAGAGAGTAAGTCGAGTAAGGCTTCTCTCGGTGCGGGCGAACAACTTAGGCGAACTATTGGTACGGTGTTCGTGGACATTTTCTCACCGATAGGTCGCGGAAGTAAACCGACCCGAGATTTGATCGATTCTGTGAAGGCGGTGTTCCGCGACCAACAGGTGAGCGGGGTAACTTTCATGGAGGCATCAGATACGATTTTTGGAGAACGGTATTACACCAACTCCGGTACGGGAACGCCCGCAACGGCACAGCAGTATCAAGCCCTCGTGACGATTCCTTATGTGTACGAAGAGTATTTGTAGTTAGTTGGCGTGATGAACGCCTTAGTTAATCAACAGTAGGAGTTTATCATGGCCAATGCTCAAGCAAACCTCGTGACGCTCGGTTATATCACCGAAGTCACTCCCGGTACTACACCTGTTGCGGCGGTTACTTACCTCCGTAATAAGTCCAGTGACTTTAACGCGAACATTGATACGGAGACCAGCCAGGAAATCACAGCTCTCGGCGCAGAAGCCGACATGATCCGCACGAAGGGTTCCTCGACCGGCACCGTCAACTTTGAGTTGTCCGCTGTAGAATATGAACCGTTCTTTGAATCGGCTCTCCGGGGTGCGTTCTCGACCGCAATCAGTATGAACGTCGCTACGATTTCTGTGTCCTCGACGGACAATTCGTACAACGATTCCGCCAGTGGTTTTTCCACGACTAACATCAAACCTGGACATTACCTGCGGTTTGGCGGTTTCACCAATGCTGCGAATAACGGTATCGCCCGAGTTGTGTCGGTTACTACCGGAAAGATCGTTGTTACTGGCTTGACGCTTGTTACCGAAGCGGCTGCATCTGGTCGCACGGTTAAGGGGAAGTCCGTTCGTAATGGCACCACCAAGAAGACCTTCACCCTTGAGCGGAAGTTCAGCGACCTGACTAACGTGTTCATGGTTCATAAGGGTATGATCGTAAACCAGATGACGCTCAATACGTCAGCCGGTGCGATTGTCGAAGGTTCGTTTGGCTTCATGGGTCGCGGGACCACTATCCCCACGGCGACTTCCGGTAACGGTTCCTTCACAGCCTCTACCACCAACTCGATCATTTCCGCCACCGCGAACGTCGGTACGGTGTATGAGAACAACACCGCTGTCTCGGGTATCTACTTCAAGTCGATTAACCTGACCACCAACAGCAATACCCGTGAACTAGATGCTATTGGCAACTTGTATCCGATTGACGTGAACGTGGGCACCTTCACCGCTGAATTTGCAATGGAAGCGTATTTCTCGGATACCACGCTGCTGACCAAGTTCTTGAATGGTACAGCTACGGAACTGTCTTACAGCTTCACCGACGACGCAGGTAACTCTATTGTGATCGACGCTCCGCAGGTTAAGTACAGTGCCGCAACTCTGGGTGGTGTCAACCTGAACAGCGACGTGATGCAGTCCTTGACGGGTCGTGCGCTCTACGACGCGACTTACGGTTACGCCCTTCAGATTAGCTACATCCCCGCCTAAGTAGTCTAAGTGACCTCACAAGACCCTCGGATATCCGAGGGTCTTTCTTTTCATAAATACCCTATTGACAGCCGTTTAAAACTCGTGTAAAAGCCAATTTCCTTTCAACAAACTCTAAGGGTTCTTAGATGGATATTAGCAAGATTAAGCGCGACGTAAACCTCATGGAGAAGGCAATCGGTGACATTGACCTCCTGATCGCCTCCAGCGGTAACAAGAAGTACAAGGAGATGATTCGCAAGGAAGTCAAGCCCTACGAGCGTCAGATGCGTAGCGGCACCCTTGCCGACGAAGTGTTCGAGGAAATCCAAACCAAGTGCCTCGCGCATTGTGTCCTGCTCGGTTGGCATAACCTTTCCGAAGGCGGTGTAGACGTTCCCTACAGCGCCAAGAAGGCTTACGACCTCCTGAAAGACCCCGAGAACATCGACTTCCGCAAGTTGGTTATCGACCTCTCCGACGAAGCCGAGGTGTTCCGTAAGGAGTCCGTCGAAGAGACCACGTTTCAGGCTTAAGCAGTACGTCGAGTGGCGCTACAAGTACGCAAAGGACTACGAGTTTCTTAGGGAGTTGAACGAAAGGAACAAGGATCTGCCAGGGTGGGAAACCCCTCTGGCTATCCGAGACCTTCCAGAGATCGACCCAGTTCTCGACCAACCGTACTTGACAGCGTATTACCGACTTGACAGCAGTAGGCAGATGGGGTTTGGGCTTGGTCCGATCCCTCTGTCAGAGATAAGCAACCTTTGGGATCGTATTGGACTTGGAGAATGGGAAGACTTCGTAGATATCATTCAGGCTACTGACAGTCATTTCATTTTAACGTATAATAACGACCCTAAGAACAAACCACAGCAATAGTAGGAGATTTAGAATGGTTGGGGATATTCGTAAGACGAGTCAGCGCAGTCGCTACCCTTGGGCCTCTATGGAGGTCGGTGAACAGTTTGTGATTCCAAGTGAAAATACTCAGGGGACCGGGAATTGCCGACAGCTTTGCTATGCCGCTACCAAGGCGTCTGAGAAGCGCGGCGAAGGTAAGAAGTTCAAGTCGTACAAGCAGGAAGATGGTTCGGTTGTTGTGAAGCGGGAGGTGTAATGGCTTTCGGAGTATGGAAGGACCACAAGGCTGCGTGGAACAAAGGCGTCTCTAACCACGGAAAAGTTAAGATGGTTTTCGCCCTAGTGACCATCCCACTGTGGATTCTACCGTACCTGATATCTACACGCTTCTTCAAGTAACCTCAAAAGCCCACCTAAGACGTGGGCTTTCTTTATTTCCTACATAGTTGACACACCTCTAAACTTCTGATATAGCGCGAAGACTTCCGTAGAGGTTTTCGCCTGTGGATAATAAAATCCCCATTCAGATCGAGATTCGCCCGCCGTCTGCCTCAGACGTTTCGCGGGCGATGTCTGATATTCAGCGTCGAGTTGAAGCGGAAGGGCGGAAGATCGGCTCGTCTATTTCAAAAGCGTCGGCACCCAACGATTCCCACGTAAAACAGTACCTCAAAGAAACTGAGCGATACTACAAGGATTGGGATAAAGCAATCCTGAAAGACCGCGAGGTCATGCTTTCGCGTATCAAGGCCGCAGAACTATCCGCATCAAAGGAACTGGAACGGATCACTAAGGAACGTGCTCAGGTTGAGAAAGCCGCTGCCAGGGAAGCCGAACGTACCGCGAAGCAGGTCGCCAACGAGAAAATTATAGCCGAAAGGAATGCTGCTAAAGAGCACGAGCGTTTGGCGAAAGGTAGTTCTAGTGTCGGCGGGTTCTCTGATATCTCCCGTGCGAACGTCATATCCGATTTCCGTAAAGAAACAGAAGCCCTCCTGCGGCTGTCTCAACAGCGCGAACGACTGCTCAACAAAACCAAAGGTGAGTTCGGCGGGTTTGTAGACGCTAGGAAGTCCATCCCCGTTTTGAAGTTCCGTCAAGAGACGGACGCCCTTCTGAGCCTTGCGAGACAGAGAGAAAAGGAACTTGCTGGAGTTACAGGTCCGTCGAAAGTTGGTGGATTCTCCGACGCACGTAATACGCCTGTCCTGAACACCTTCCGTCAAGAGACCGAAACGCTCCTGAGTCTCGCTAGACAGCGCGAGAAGGAAATGGAGCAGGTTGCTAAGGAAGGTGCTCGACGCACTGCGGTAGCACAGAAGGCCGCACAGCAAGCCGCTTACGCAGGATCTTCTCAAGCCATTTATGACGCTGCTGGAATTAAGAGTCCGGTGGCGCGTCGTATGGAAGTTTCTTCCGTTAAGACTTCGCAGAAACAGATGTTTGATGATCTTAAGGCGGGAAACATAACACTCGGGCAATATAATGTCCTGATGGGCGATGCACAGAAGAAGTTGAACCTGATCGAATCAGGTAACGTCCGCGCTCGTGGTGCGTTCCACAAAGCCACCGCCGCGCTTGCTTCGTTCTCATTCGAGTTGACTGGCGCGATTTACGGCTTGACCGTTCTCGGCGGAATTCTCGCCGCGCCTGCCATATTCGGAGTAAATTTCCTACGTCGTCTTGAAGATTCTAAGATGGGTATGGCCTCCATCCTATTGTCTATGGGTTCGCTCAACGGACAGACCCTAACGTGGTCGCAGGCGATGGGTGCCGCAAACACTCAGATGGATATTATGGCGAAGGAGTCCATCAACCTCGCCGGTAAATTGGATGAGTTCGCCGCAACGTATCGCGCTATTCTCGCGCCGGGTCTTGCTGCGGGTATGAATCTCGATCAGATTCGTAAGATCGCCATCGCCGGTACGGTTGCTGTTAAAACTATCGGTCTTGACTCTCGCCAGATAGTGCAGGAAATTCGTGACCTCGTAGCAGGGGGTATCCAGGCGGCTTCCTCTACTCTTGCGACTTCTCTAGGTCTCACAGACCGCGACATCAAAGCCGCTAAGATGTCGAGCGAAGGTCTCTTTGTATTCCTAGAGAAGCGCCTTGCGGGCTTCGTAGAAGGCGCGAAGCATCGCACCGAAACTCTCAGCGGTAAGATGGAGCAGTTGAGTGAAATCGTTACTCAAGCACTCGGTGAAGCATCCCAAGGCGCGTTCCAGAGTTTTAAGAACGTCTTAGACGACATCATCAAGGCCGTTGCCATCCTCGATAAGAACGGACAGTTTGTTGCGTTCCGCCCTGAATTCGTTGACACCCTGAAAGGTTATCTTAACGTCCTAGACACGATCCTGACCACGACCGCGAAACTGGTCAAGTTCATGTGGGACTTTAAGGAAGTCCTACTTGCTGTAGCCGGAACGAAACTTGTTTACGACATGTGGAACGCGGGCACTAAGGCGATGTTGGCGTACAAAGCATCCCTTGTCGGAGTCATCGCTTTGGAGAGAGCAAGGGTGGCTTCTGCGGTCATCAGCGGTGGGGCGATTTCGGCTTCGCAGCGGGCGTTGCTACTAAACGCAGGTGCTCCCTTGGCTCAAGTTGTTCCTGCGTTAATAAGTAAATTAAAGTCTGTTGCCACCAGTTCTGCGGGGCGTTTCGGTATCGCCGGAATAATCATGTATGGTCTTTACGAAGCGGCAGACTACCTAGGATTTTTCGACACTGTTGAGAGCCGAATCAAGCGCCTAAAAGCGAGTATGGGTGGTGTTGCGGATAGTACGTTGGATGCGAAAAAAGCAGCGGCTATTAAAGAGCGCGAGCGCATCAAGCGTGAAGGAATGGGCGTGAAGGACGTTTTGTTCTACAACAGCAAGGAAGCGATGATCGCGGAGCAAACTCGGATCATCAACGAGATCGAAATTGAGCAGCGCCGCCGCAATAAGGACTCCGCTGTAAAAGAGACTACCGACAACATTCAGCGAATGGACTCCGCGCTGACGAACGCTAGAACGGCGCTACAGAACCTCGGTAGCGAATATGTGAGCAACGCCGACTCCATTGGAAAGGTGTCTAGTGCGTACCGTGCTTACACGGATCTCGTAAAAGAAACCGAGAAGGTTAAAGCCCTTCCGATTGTCGGAACAAAAGAGCAGCAAGATAACCTCCGCAAGCGAGTTTCCGATTATGAAAAATTGAGCGGTCAGGCTAAGACCGCCTTCGAATTGGAGTTGAAGACCTCGCAGTTAAGGAAGCGGGTTGCGGAAGCGAAAGATACCGATTCCAAGGAGCGTGCCGAGTTCGAGTTGGACAAACACAAGAAACTCGTACCCCTTCTCGGGGCTGAAGCAGAACTGCGTGATATGGTGAATTCGGCCACCGCCGATGCAGATCCCCTTTACATGAGGCTTCTTAAGACGCTTCTGTCCGTCACCCAAGCGGAACGGAAAGCAGTCGAGGAATCATCTATATCGGTAGAGAGGCGGAAACGCGCTACAAAAGACCTCGTAGACTTTCAGGAGTATGCGTTCAAGACGCAACTTCAGTGGAACGACAAACTCGCAGAAGCCGAAGCGAAGCGCAGGGTAACTTATCAGAGTTCAAAAATTGAACAGGGTGGTTGGTCAGATACAAACGGAATACCTGTGCGTTCTTTGGACGTTACGCTACCTAAAGTCTCTGGTCTCTACACGAGTACGGAGCAACTTGCAGACAATGATATTGACGCGATCCGTAGTGCGTTCAACGAAGACAGCACAAAACTTGCGTTTGACTACATCGACAAGGCTAACCGTCCGGGGGCGCACATCACGGGGTTGCAGGATACGCTCGTAAACGAAATCGCACTATTGGAGAAGAAGCGCGACCTTCTGATCGACAACGCCAAGTATCAATACACCTGGGAAGCCGGTGCCGCCGACGCTTTCGACACCTACAATAACGCCGCGCTCAATTCGGCAGAACACGCACGCACTGTCTGGACCACGGCGTTCAAGGGCATGGAAGACGCTCTGGTGAGTTTCGTCAAGACGGGTAAGTTGGACTTCCGCTCGCTCGCAGACTCCATCATTAGCGACCTGATCCGCATCCAGATCCAGAAGACGGTTGCGGGTATGGCTGGAGCAATTTTTGGTACAACATACGGCGCGATTAACACAACAAGCGGTAACGCCATAGGGAACTACGGTCCCGTCCAATCTATCAACGCCCACGGAAACATCTTCAACCAGTCCGGCATCCATGCCTTTGCGAAGGGAGGCGCGTTTACTAACTCCATCGTAAGTTCTCCTACACTGTTCCCATTTGCTCAAGGTACGGGCCTCATGGGAGAAGCCGGTCCTGAAGCGATCATGCCGCTGACTAGGACCACCTCTGGCGACCTCGGGGTTCGTGCGGTGGGTGGTGGAAGCGGAGGCGACTCCACGGTAAACAATATCAGCGTGAGCGTACAAGTCAACGCAGACGGTTCGAGCAAGACTTCCGTTTCCGGTACACCGAATGGTAAGGCGCTAGGTGATGCTGTTGCCAACGCGGTTGCCGCAGAACTCATTAAACACAAGCGCCCAGGTGGGCTGCTGTCAGGTAACTAACTATGGCGACATTCACTTACGTCCCTTCGTACTCGTCGGCTGTCGAATACACGCCTCGGCTCATTGAGGCTAAGTTCGGGGATGGTTATGAACAGGCTGTGGAAAACGGGATCAACTCTAACCCGGCTAAGTGGTCCTTGACATTCTCGAATGTTTCTGATACTACCGCAGAAGCCATCATATCATTCTTTACTGCCTACCGAACCTACGTTCTTCCTTTTGACTGGACAGACCCTAACGGGGTTGCAGGTAGGTACAAGTGTAAGAGTTGGCAAAAGACTTTTAGTGGGTATGAAGACCGCACGGTGACGTGTACTTTTGAACAGGTGTATTGGTGATATATGGCAATTACGACTCGCGCAAGTAAAGGTTCGGAACTTACCCACAACGAAGTTGACGCCAACTTCACCACGTTGCGCGATGTTGCGTCTCAGACCAGTGGGACTACCACCGGAGTAACACACGCCAGTTCGACCATTACCAGTCCCACGGTAACGGGCGGAACCATCAATAACACGACTATCGGCGCAACAACTCCTGCCGCTATTACAGGAACCGTAGTAACCGCAACGACCTTGAACTCTAGCGGCGGTTCTATGAACGGTACGTTGGGTGCCACTACCCCTGCTGCCGTCACAGGTTCAACAATCACAGCTAACACTAGCATGACGCTTGGTGGTGTGACACGGAACACTTGGCCCGCTGCGGGTGACTCCACAGTTGGTATCAACGATGTACTGACTAACGGCGATATTACGACTAAGGAAGTGACTCTTGGTGGTGTAGACCTTGGTGCGATTGATCAGATCACCTCCTCGTCCACGGCCCTTGTCCGTGTCAAGGTGTATGACACACGCCTTGATAGTGATGGGGGTGCTTGGGTAGACCGTTGCGCCCATACCTCGTGGGAGAATGAGACGCTGGTATCCGGCAAATGGCTCGGACGCTATGCCAATGAGACGGCGGCACGGGCGGCTCCGGGTACGACCAATGATTACTACCACAACACGACCGATGGATTGTTTTACAAGCTGAACGCGACTAGTGGACAAACGCAGGTCTATCGCGGCAACAAGCGCAAGTTCCCGCGCCTCGCACTCATCGTGGCCGAAACTGTTCGCATCGTCATTCACGACCTGACTGAACCGGGTGCGCCGATGTGGATGGTGTTTGTCAGAAGGGGTAACACAACGGCCTTGTGGAACGCTAGCGGTTTTTTGCTTACGTCCCTTGCTGCGGCCAATGGCCATG